TAACCCCACCAGACGAAAGACCAAGACTGGTATTAAACGATTTGTGAATAGCTGGCTTGCGCGAGCGCAGAACCAAGGCGGTTCAAGCCCAATGGCAAAGTCTATTAAGAGCAATAGCATAAGGGCAAGGACGATTGATGAGAGCCTGACCGACATCACATGGCTCGACCCAGAAGATCAGGTTGCGATGAAGGAGTATTACTTGACGACAAGAGGCTATTATTTCGACGGAGCGATGCAGTATGAGTAGATTAGCAGGTAAGCAGCCGACAAAGTACGAGTTTAAAGGTGAACACGAAAACCTGATAACAGGAAGGTTTTATACGTTGCGCGAAGTGTCTGAGATCATCGGCGTAAACAACAAGACCATGCACAGCAGAATGCGTAACAAACCATTCTTAACCGACAGGGAAGTTAGTGGTACAAAGTCTCAGTATTACTATGTAAGAAATGGGGTAGTGGCTCAAGAGCATGTTCACCGTCTGGAAACTCACGAACAAAAGATGTCAGATGCTTGGCTAAGGAAGAAGCTGACATGAGCCAAGGCGATTTTGTTATTGTTAAAGACAAAGTAGAACTTGAGAAACGGCTTCCGTTTATTCTTAAAAGACTGGAAGGCTGGGACTACACACAGCCTCTCTGTTTAAAATTTGAGCAGTACGATAACCCAAGAACCCTAAGCCAGAATGCTTTGTTTCATATCTGGTGCAAGGAGATGTCGGACGTTTTCATAAAGAAGATTCATGACGCTACGCCAGATGGCGTTAAGTGGATGATGAAAAGCAAGTTCTTAGGCACTCAAGATATTAAGGTAGGTCAAACGGAACTGTTAAACCAAGTCAGGAGTTCGTCAAAGCTGACTAAGGGGGAGATGGTTTACTTCATGGATCAGGTGTATCAGTGGGCTTCTGAAAGAGATGTGTTTTTATCCTTGCCCCAGTACAATGAGTACACCGAACTAAAACGAAAACAGGACAAATAACATGGCTCATATTGACCATAGATTATTGTACGACTTTGTAACCACTGACCGACAAAGGGAGATGCTTGACGCTATCATCACTCACGGCTCACACAGGAAAGCAGCAAAGGTTTTAAGTATCAATTCAAGGACGATTGATAAAGCCATTAAATCATTGGAGATAAGAGCAGCCTCTCAGGGTGTTGCCCCTCACAGGGATGTCAACCGGCAAACGATGGAAGGTTTTGAGGCTAAAAGAGTTTCTACAGCTTACAAGGAAGATGGCTCTATAGCATTGCAGTGGGTCATTCAAGAGCCTGAAAAGCGCAGTATGCAGCAAAAGCTCGATGCCATGATGGAAGGCATGAAGGAAGATCTGGAAGGCTTTAAACAGCCAGTAAAGCCGCCCAATGATGTTGATACTGATTACCTTGCCATGTACATGATAGGCGACCACCATTTTGGGATGTTGGCAGATAGCGAAACCAAAGTTGACGATGACGACTGGGACATTAAGATTGCCACCAAGACACTAAGCCAGTCAATCGACAGGCTATCAAACAGGGTTGGCAATGCACATACGGGAGTTCTTCTAAACGTAGGCGATTTCTTTCACGCAGACAGCAGCTTTAATACCACTACCAAAGGCACTCCGGTTGATGTAGATACACGGATCGGCAAGACATTTAAGTTAGCTGGCAGACTGTTTAACCTGTTAATAGACAAGATGCTGCAAGTTCACCAACATGTGGTAATCGTAAACGTAAGAGGTAATCACGATCACGATATGGCATGCCACCTATCCAGTTGCCTTGACCTGCTATACCGAAAAGAGCCTCGCGTTGAAATAATCAAAAACTACTCAAAATTTATAAGTTACACATGGAACAATAACTTATTCGTTTTTCATCACGGCGACAGGATAAAGCACGAGCAAATACTTCAGACTGTAATTAAAAACCTAGACGATGAATGGGCAAGCTGTAAGAATAGATACTGCCATTTGGGGCATATTCACCACCACACCGCCAGAGAGGTTGGCTCTATGCACTTTGAACATTGGGGTAGTCTTACTGCTACTGACCAATGGCATAGCGACTCAGGCTATGGCGCGGAACGGTCAATGACGGCAGTTGTTTACCACAAACAGTACGGCGAAGATTCGCGGGTCAAAATAACAGTTGAGGCGTTAGATGAGTAATGTATATAAATTTCCTAGCAAGAACACTAACGTGCATCGAATGTTTTGTGACAATTGTCTTTGCATTCTTGAATATTGGGTTGGTGATGACGATTCTGCTTATGGTATGTGTCCGAGATGCAATCTTAGCTCCCCTGACATGGTGCAAGTTGAAATTGGGGAAGATGAATGAGCGCACTTGATGAGCAGGTCGGCGGCGACCACTACAAGAACAAAGCGATACAGCCAATAGAATACATCATGGCTAACGAAATGGATTTCTGTGAGGGCAACGTGGTTAAGTACATCACTCGGTGGAAGGATAAGGGCGGCGTTGAGTCGCTTAGAAAGATCAAACAGTACGTTGACTTCCTAATAGAGCGGGAGCTAAAAAATGGCGATTAAGCGAGATGCAGCAGATAGGTGGTTCAGTGATGTGATTCGCCAGAAGGCGGGCTACCAGTGCGAACACTGCGGTAAGCAAGACGGAAGGATGGAATCGGCCCACCTGTATGGCCGGTCAGCCAAGTCCGTCCGCTGGTCTTTGGATAATGCGGTTTGCCTATGCCATTACTGTCACCGAACTTTTACGGCCAACCCGCTTGACTTCACCATCTTCCTACAGAAGTACAAAGGACAAGGACATCTTGATATTCTCAGGGAAAAGTGGCAAGTGCTGATGCCTACGACCAAGAAGCTGAGGGCTGAAATAGCCAGTCACTACAAGGAAGAACACAAGAAGATGCTTGCCGATGATACCTATGAGCCAGTTTCTTATAATTAAATTCATTTATTTGTATCAAAATGCTTTACAACGTCAAGGGAAAGCCCCATAGTATCACCTCATTCAACGAAACGGGATTTACACCATGGAATACAAGATTGATCAAGAAGTCTGGGTAAAATGCGCTGGTACTGATACTTGGGTTATTGGAGTTGTTACTGGACAAACAGCCAAGCGAATTAAAGTTTATAACGAAGTCCGAAACTTAGAAGGACTTTATGCACCTTCTAGCGTCAAAGCAAAGTAATTAAGCCAGCCCCTTCGGGGGCATTCAAACCAAGGGGAAAAACATGAACACATTTTTAAACTTAGTAAACGCAATACCAACGCCAGCCAAGGTTGCCATTCTGGTAGCTCTGTATTTGATCGCAAGCACTATGGAATACAACGACTGCATCAACATGGGGGTGTGCTAATGCGCTTAGATAAATTTGTAGACAAATGCTTTATTGAAAACCAGAACTGGGACGGCCATCTGATTAGCGTTTCTGATGACCTTAAAGAAGAAATCTGCCTGATGTGGCTGACAGAGCACATGTCATGGTGCGAAGATGTATTTGCTGCCTATGAGCAGGACTCTTACGAGACGCTGCTGCTTGACCTGTATGACAAGAGGGACGGAACGTTTGCCTCAAAGACAGTAATAAACGCTGCATTGCGATACGTTACAGGCGATCTGCCGATGCAGGATTACGAGGACGACTGCTTCTACAGCGTAGCCCTTGACTACTTTAAGAAAGAACTTTACACAATGTCACCGCTAGACTTTGACGAATGGTACAGAGGCGGGATATACCTTTACCTTGAAATCAGACTGAGCGAGCTAGTGATGGACGCTTACATCAAAGCAGTCAACCCAGAGGAGTTATACTAATGTTTAACTATGGAATCGACACATCAAACACATGTGACGAAAAAACTGCAATTGATCGACATAACAACTAACAAACAGATGGGGTTAAATTATGATTAGTTTTATTTTGACTTTAGTGATTGGTGGTTTCTTACTGTATGGCGCTTACTTGATTGTGGAAGATAAGCAGGCAGAGTGGGAATTGAGGAAGAAGATACGGGAAGCCAACAAGATGGCAGATCGTTTCATTAAACAGACACAAGCCAACAATAAGAAACAAAAGTTTTAGATCGAGGTTTCCCCTGACCTTTTGAGCAGGACTAGCCCACCTGTGATCGCAACGGGCTACTATACCCAGACAGGCATAAGCGATATGCAAAACAGTCATTATTCAGCCAAGGCAGTAATCACTATAATGCCGCTCCAACTTAGAGAGAGGTGTAAGGTGATACTGTACGGCATAGTAGTGACAATCGTTGGCCTTCTGGCAATAGCAAAGGACGACATTAAAACAGCCCCTTAATTGGGGCTTTTTATTAGGTGCGAAAATACGGACTTCAAGTACAGTTTTACATGCAAAGTGCTGATTATGGTACATTGTCAAGATAAGTGATAAACTGTTGCGGCCATTAGCAGAGATGCGGGAGGCACCATGAAGCATTTACAGATCACGCAGCGTATCCTAGACTGCGAAGAAAACGGCTGGAATGACCTGCTTGTTAAGATTGATAACATAACGCAGAGTATAATAGACTCCCCCTCAGCGGTGTTTCAGATTAAGACTGCCCTTATATACTGGTGCGATGCTGTCGATATTAGACTCAACGCATTACCGCCAGACGAGGAAGAAGTGATACTGCACAACCCCTCAATGAACCATGAACAAACTTTTGGAACGGAGGCTTAATGTCAGGCAGACCGCCTTGGATACCAGACGAGCATATTTGTGAGCAAGCAGAAGATATGGCTTCTCATGGATTAACCATTTCTCAAATAGCTGATTGCTTGGGCATCAGTGAACGGACTGTCTACGACAAACAGAATGAATATCCACAGTTTTTGCAGGCTATAAAAAGAGGCCGCAGTTCTGGAATGGATAAGGTAACTAATAAGCTATTCGAAAAGGCAATGTCTGGAGACAATACCGCCATCATCTTTTATCTAAAGAATAGAGACAGAGAGAACTGGGGAGACCAGTACATAGAGCCAGTCAAAGAAATCCCACAAATCAACATTATGATCGACCCTCGTGCAATTAACCCTACCGCAGAGTGAGATATTCATTTGCCCAAGCCGCTTTGTTGCTGTTGTAGCTGGCAGGCGATTTGGCAAGACCTTCCTATCGACCGGCAAGATACTTGAGCAGGCCATTAAAGGAAGGAACCGCAACGTATGGTACGTGGCCCCAACATACGGGGCAGCCAAAGAAATTGCGTGGGATATGCTGATAGCTTCTATACCACCAGAATACGTTTCTAAGACTAACGAGACCAGCTTAACAATACGCCTTATTAATGGCTCGGTAATCGCTTTAAAGGGCGCAGAGAAGCCAAATAACCTACGCGGACGAGCTTTGGACTTTGTTGTGCTAGATGAGTTTGCAGACATGCGGCCAGAGGCATGGAGTGAGGTTCTTAGACCTTCGCTTTCTGACAGGCAGGGTGGGTGCTTATTCATTGGCACACCGAAGGGACGTAACCACTTTTACGATATATGGGCTAAGGGTATTGACGGCGACAATGATTGGTCGAGCTTTCAGTACACCACTTTGCAAGGCGGGAACGTACCAGAGGAAGAAGTTGCTGCTGCCCGTAATGACCTAGATGAACGAACCTTTCAGCAAGAGTACGAGGCTGCGTTTGTCAACTACAGCGGTATCATTTATTATGCCTTTAATCGGGAGAAGTCTGTCAAGCGCATTGAGGATACTGGCGGCACTCTGCACATTGGGCTAGACTTTAACATCGACCCAATGAGTGCGGTTGTCTGCTTACGTCATGGCAATGATTTGTTAGCGATAGATGAGATCGTCATGTATGGCAGCAACACAGATGAGATGGT